CTTTTCTCTCCGCATGAATGACATTTGATTTCTATGGCGGGCATTGCCCACCTGTCATTCCATCTGCCAACCATCTTTCCAAGCTTGTGTCCGCACCTTGGGCATCTGAACCATTCGTTATCAATCCTTGCTGTTTCGATCTGCTCTGTTGTGTATGTCATTGTTTTGACCTCCTTAGTGGGTTCTGTGTTTTGTTTGTTGATGTCATTATATTACCACCAACAATACTATATGTCAATAAATATTTTAAATAAATTTTCAATAAAAATCAGAGAATCGATACTGGCGATCCTGCGACTTTGCATACTCAGTAAGCCGTATGTATTTATAGAAGATGCCCTTGGCATTCCTGCCTTTATCCGGAAGCTTCTTCCCTACTTCAGTGAAAAACTTCTTTGAGGACATTTCATACTCGTTATTCTCTTTTGCCCATTTACAGTACACTCGGAACAGATCATTTGCCATGACCTTATCGTCGCACTCGTAATCAATCTCCACGCACTGGTCAATGAATCCTGCAAGCAAATCCATCTCATGCTTATACTCTTTTGTGGCATCAGTTACGCACTGCGGTTCAGTAATCCCATGCGCTCGCCATTTCATGCAACCTTCCACAGCCCATCTGAGTATCTGCGGAAACTCTGCACGAAGCTTATACTTAAGATTCTTATCGACCTTTTCCTTCGGAATGTTCACCTCAAAAGGAATCAGTTTGATCCGTCTCCAGATACCGAAATCAGTACCTCTGACTACAGGCTTATGATTCGTTGCGATCCAGATTTTAAATTCTGGCGTATACTCAAACTCTTCTCCGTAGAGGAACCTGCAAGTAACTTTCGTACCGCCAGTAAGCTGTTTCAGAAGTCCCTCATTTAGTCTCACTCCTTCTGTCGGTTCTTCTGCCGTAACAAACCTTGCGCCTTTAAGCCTTGCGATATCCGATGTCGCTCCCTCTCCACCAAAGCGTTTCATCATAATCGTTTCTGGCTGAGCGTTTGACGCATACCCGCCAAACAGATCTGCAAGCGTATCAAGAAACGTTGACTTGCCGTTGTTTCCTAATCCATATAAGAAATAAGCACACTGCTCCTCGTTTGATCCAGTCAGAGAATACCCAACTGATCTCTGAATATACTCCTGCAGTTCTTTATTGCCATTCGTAATATCATCCAGAAATCTGAGCCATAAGACAGGCTGATTTCCAGAGATATCATAATCAGAGTAGCATATCTTGGACATCATAAAATTAGCGTCATGTGGAAGCAACTCTCCATTTCGAAGATTAATGATTCCATTCTGGCAGTTAATATAGTCTGGATATGAATCGAAATCATCCACACCTGCAGGAATGCCATCCAAGTGCTGACACTCTTTTATCATCGCCTCTTTTCCCTTGCTCGATGCTGTCCGTGTCGCCCATTTAAGCATATCCATCTGCGTCTTCTCATCCTGTTCCAGAAGGGCTTCTCGTTTAATATCTTCACATATAACGTCTGCAAGTTTCTTAATCTCTCCAGAATCATCAGTCCTCCACATCTTGCCATCCCAGTACATCCATTTCTTACGATTATAGGAATAATGGATGATCTCACCAAACCTGTCATAAAGCCTGTGAGCATTTCCCGTGTCGGTCATATCATACCGCTTCTTCGGCTCTTCCACTCCCACAGTACCATCACCGAAGAGTGCCACCGCAAGGGCAGTATCATCCCCATACTTCTTCGGCTCATAGACCTCTTGACACGCCGCACAAGCTTTGCCGATGGTTATGTTTCCATAAGTAGAACTGCCTCTCCGTTCATCCCATTTCGGACGCATCAGACCGCTTGACCTGAATATCCTGTCCATCTGCGTCTGATTCTTCTGCGTCCAGAAAGCTAACTGATTGCAAAGAGCCAAGTCAGCTTCACTCTGCGATGAATAAACGCCCTGCCAGTTGCCGGAATACAGGATATTAAACAGATAACCACTCTTGCAATTTCTAGCCTTATCAATAACTTCGTGATCATCCATGCTGATTTCTACGAATTTTCGTGTCGCAACCTTCGGCGTATCAGACGGAAGATATTTATTGTGCAATATCTTGATCGGCTCTGTGCAATCCTGTATCTGTCTGTATTTCTGATTATATAAATTGCCAGTACAGATAAAATATCTGCCCTCGCTGTACATTTCCACATTGCCTTTGCGTCTTGCTCCATCAGGCAATGTGCCCTTACAGATAATGTGAATTCCTGAACCGCTTCTAGAAATCTCCGCATAAGACTGTAGCGTCTCCACGAACTCATCGCAAAAATCAACGTTATCTAAGCAATGGTCAAGATCGACACCAAAATAACCATTATGTCCATCAAACACAAAGCCTATCTGATCAAAACCGTATTTCTGCTTTGCCGTAACTGCATCCTCAAATGTCCCCCATGTTGTTGGATCAGTTGTTTTTGCATATGCCCCTGTTTTGGGATCGCGGGGGATTTTGTCGGAAGTTGCGTTTACCCAATTTGGAATCAATTTCAGCTCTTCAGGAACAGACTCATACATTTTCTTTACTTTCCTCCTTGTTTACATATTCAAAACGCAATCCTTTTGCAGTTTTATTCCTTCCACTGCAAGCCCCTGCATATTAGCGTTTTATTGATTCCATACTCTTTTCCTGCCGCAGTCATGCTCTCAAATACTTGTCCATCATCGATACATCTTTGTTGGACATCCTGACAAGTTATCACAATATATCGTTTGTTACTTGGAGTAATATGCATATAAACGGTATACTTATTTGGAATGTTCTCAATCCTTGTTACCATTCTTCAGCCTCGTAATCTCGCTTTCAGGAATAAACCATCTGTTGCTCACATCGTACTTGAAGGCATTAATCTTACCATCCCTTATCCACTGCCTTACCGTTCGCACCTTAATACCAAGCAGTTCTGCAGTTTTAATGATGTTATAACACTTTTCGTCAGCCATCTTTTCTCCTTTCTAAAATATACTTTTTCAACGGCTCAGGATTGCATGATCCAAGTCTCATATCAACAAAACCCATTCCTTTATGCTTATCCATCTGCGCCCTATATTCAGCACCTTCCCACCTGAGACGGACATCATAGCCCGTCTCAGTGCGAAAACATATATCAGGATTCTGTTTTTTACTTTCAACCTTCTTTGTTTTTGTCATGCAATCCACCGTCTATATCCTTACATAATCTAACATAAAAGTCAACATAAATCGTATCCAAGTTTTCGATATGTCTTCTGGCGCTTGCTTGCCCAACCATAATACATACCAAAATCATCTACGAAATCTATGACCGTCCCAAACTCTTTTCCATCTGCTTTCCTGCCGACTCTCCCAGATGCCTGTTGAATAGTTGTAGGGTCTTTCTCTGGCGTAGCAAATACTACATATCGCAAGTTTGGCACATCGAGTCCTTCACGAGCCAAGGCATACGTAGCAAAGACACAACTTATCTCTCCATCATTCAACTTTCTAAGAGCCTCTTTCCGTTCTGCCTTTGCGGCTTTGCTGTTCCCAAGCATAGATAAGCACACTGAATCACGCTGATACTCTCTTTGCAACAGTCTGAGATATTCTACCCTGTTCGAAAGCACAAGCGTAGCCGCATTGCAGTTATGATTCAGCACTTCCGATACGACCTTCATTCGCTTCTCGTCATGAGTAAGATCATTCACAAGCCCCGCGTAGTTAATCGTTCCATCTCCCGCAAGAGCCATGTCTGTATTCGGCTTGTACCCAGTCTCCATAGTTATGACCACAACAGGACACGTTGTATTGGCGACCTCTTTTTTAGATACCTCACAGAGTACATCACCTATCAAAGCAAACATCGCTTTCTCAAGACCATCTGCTCTTTTCGGTGTGGCTGTCAAACCGAACTTGTATCTGCATGACAAGTTAGAAAGCACCTTGTAAAACTGCATCACCTTCGTAGGTGATCCAATGGCTCTGTGACATTCATCCACAATTACCACATCCCAAAAATCTTTGTATTCAGTAAGGTCAAGCTTACTCATAGTCTGCACTGTGGCGAATGTGATTCCCTCTCCAATATTCACCTTACCGTTAGTGATCGTTCCGTAACTGCTCAAAGGACATCCGAATACTGACTTCGCCCTGTTCATGCTCTGATTCAGTAAGTCCTGCGTATGGGTCAGCCATAACGCCCTGCCGCCTATTCTGGCAACCACTTCCAGACCTGTCTGCGTCTTTCCTGCTCCGCACGGCATGACGAGTATGCCATTTTTGCCCTCTAGCGCCTTCAAGACTGCGTTCTCTTGGTATGGGTATAGAGAAATATGGGAACGATAGTTAAAAGCGATTCTGGGGCGATTCTGAGCCATAAATTGGGCATCTGGGAACCTTGACCTTAACTGCGCTATACATCCGAACGGAAGAATCAAGTCTGAGCCATTCTTCTCATAGAGAAAGATATTCCTTGGAGTGCTACCAGTCCACAGACCCATGCGCTCTTTCTTGGCGTAGTCTGGATTGAACAGCACCAGATTGTCCATGCACCAATTATGAAGTTCTCTTGTAACTCCCTTCGCAATGATTTTATTGCCAACCAGAAATTTCATTCAAATCCACCTTTTCGTCTTTCACGAGCCTGTCATAATCAATCATGCAAATTTTCTCATTATGATGATATTTCACGAAAATAACTGGCATCACATTTCCACAGTCAATCCACTTCTGGAAAGCAAGCCTCTGATTCCATTCAAGTCTGCTGATTCTAAAGATATGATCTTCACAGGTCTTGCAGTCTGCCGCCAGAGCAATTCCATTCTTAACTGCTATGATGTCAAAAGGCTGTGCGCCTCTGTTGTCTGGACTGATGAAGTGTACCCAGTATCCATTCTCTGATAGAATCTTCACCATCTCCCGCTCAAACGCTGTCCCTAACTTTTTGTTGTTCATATCCACCTCTGAAAAATCGAGGACTCTGGTTTCCCAGAGCCCTCTTTCAAGCCTTAGTCAAATGGTGTCCAGTCATCTGCTCCCGAGACTACTGGATCATTGCCTGCATCATGCCATGCAGGAAGATCACCCTGCTTGTCAGCCTTAATGAAATAGCTGATTCTGGCTCTGCCGTCTTCATCATGCTTCACCATGCAAGCTCCTGCCTTGCCAATCCAGTGAGCCATGTTGAAGTCGCCCTCTTCAATAGCAGGAAAGCTGTCGAAGAACGCTGTGAGCATCCTGTTCGTAATCTCCGGACGGTCATCCAAGAAACTGATGTAATGGTAAAGAATCTGCGTCTTTCCAGAAACCTCGAACTGAAGCGCAAGCATATCGTTTCCTTTTTTGGAAACGGCTTTCTCTGCCGACTTCACTCTGATGCGATACCTACCTTCTGGAATCTGCTGAAACTGCTGTTCCTCTCTCTGATAATTCCAAGCCATGTTTTAATCCTCCTCATCTTCATCTTCAAGAATCGTAATGATAGTACCTTTATCACCGCATTCTGCACACGTGCTTGCAAAATCCAATGCATCACTCATTTCATTAAAACCAAACTGAACTCTTCCACCGATCTGACCAATAATAACTTTCCACATTATTCAGCCCTCCTAAAATTCACAAAGTCCTCGATCCTGCAAGCCTTACGACTGTCGATCTGATTCTTTGCGTAAACATTCTGAGTGGCTTCTAACTGGATGCCATGAACTCCATCTTTGTTTACAAAGATTTTTCCGACCACATCGCATAGTCCGCAGATATTATCTACGATCTTTGCTGAACACTGAGGATACAAACGGCTATACTGATTTCCGTCCGGGTTCGTAAACTGCTCTGTGGTTTCCCATGCTGTCCAAATTATATTCACTCCCCAAGATTTCATCATCCTCAGGCTGTTCACTAATTTGAACTGCATATACTGATAGTCTCCCATAGCAGGAACGCCTTTATTCTTGCCCTTTGAGCCGAGATCACTGAGAATGCACCTCTGCAGTTCCGAGATGTTATCGACTGCGATTGTACGCACATTCATCTTTTTCAGTTCACCATTATGATACATGATATCAATCTCACTCAGCGTCTTCGTCCACTCATCAAATGTATTGATGTTATCGATCTGTTCCAGAAGAATCTTACTGGTATCCTTGACCACCTCTTTTTTCGCAAGCGTCTTTGTGATCGTCCTATCCACATCAAGCACAAGCGTTCTGCCCTCACTTGCTTCTGCAATCAAGCCTATTGCCGTGCTCTTTCCCACTCCGGGCGGACAATAAAATAATGCTGTATAAGTATTGTCCACTTTGGCTTCGTTAAGGCTCTTTATATTCATCTTTTCACCCTTTCATAATCGACATATTCCTGCTTAGGATCGTAATGCAAACACACTCCTGCATAATCGCACATGCGTCCCCAATGCTTGCAGTATGCCGTGTTTTTGTAGTAGTGTTTGGCTTCATCAATTAACGCCATCATGCGCACGATTTCATACCTAAATTCGGTAACTTCCTCGTCACTTCTCTGTATAGACATCAGCTTGATCTTACTGTCCGTATCTTCATCAAACCACTCTACACATCTCCGCAGGAACTCTTCATCAGTCTCGTTCTTCTTCTGTCTGATCGTAGGCTTACGACATACCGTATACCACATCTCTCTTGCGCCTGTCATGAGCATATATGCCAGTAACTGCTCATCCCACTGAAGCATGTACTCATAATCTTCGCCAATTTCTCCCGATGTGGTTTTGTGCTCCACAAGCACCCCGTCTTCAGTAATTCCATCTATGCGACCTATCAGACTGTCTTTATAGATCGCACTATTCGGATTCCATTCAACCCACTTTTCACATTCCACAATCTTGACTGTCGGAGCAATGTATTTAACATATGCCATCGCCATTGCCGTAGTCTTAATGTCTTCATCCTGCGGAACTTCGCCTGTCTTGTAGAACTCTTCTATCTTCGCATGATAGCTGAGTCCTGTCTGGAGCGAATCCGCTTTCTGGACTGGCTCCAGACCCTCGATGTATTTCAACTCATACGCTCTCCTACAAGACTTGAAGAGTTTTATTCTTGAAATACTGTACTTCATTTGCCGTCATCCTCCAGATCATCCAGAATATCTCTGATTGTCTTAATCAGCCCATCATCATCCTTGATCATTTCCTTGATGATCTGCTTCAGAGATGATTTCTTGGCTTCTTCCTGTGCGGCTTTCCTGTGCTCTTTCGCAGCCTCATCCAGATCAACCTCTGGATCGGCTAATTTCGGAAGTGCGTATTTGCAGAAGCCTAACAGCATATCTGCGCACATCTCATTCTGCTCTGCAAGAGACTTAAACTTAATCAGTCCTCTTACCGGATCGTATGTAATCTCTATGATGCTTCCTTCAACCTTAATTTTTGATTCCCCGTTATGACTTGTAATATTCAGCATTTTAAAATCCTCCTGTTTATTTTTAATTACTGCTGATCTTCATCAATTACCAGTTCAATCTTCTGAACTGTGACCCTGCTTGGGTCTTGAATCCCTCGCTCCACATTTGAGATGGTCTGGAGAGTAACTCCGCATCTCTGAGCCAACTCTGTCTGCGTGATCCGATTCTTGGCTCGGTATCTTACCATCCGCTCACCTAATGTCATTGCGCCTCCTTTCTGTGATTAACGGTCTGACCTCCTATTTGGGTTCGTGTTTTCTGTTTCTAGTAATATACTACCACCATCAAGGCATGATGTAAATATATTTTTTAAATTATTTTGAAAGAATTTCAACGGCTTATAAAAAGAGTGTAGGATAATCGTGCATTTTCATAAAATCCCTATAGGACTATTTTTTCTATAGACATTTTATATAAATGTACCTTTATCCTACACTTATCCTACACAGAAGAATAAAAAAAAGATAGACAGCTAAATGCTGTCTATCTTCCGAATAACGCTATCATATAGCCGAGGCTGAATCACTTGCAGTGTGTCCATCAGCTCATCCATGATCTTCCACACCTCAGTCATGTCCTTGCCGGATACCGACTGAGAAAACACGCTATCACCTGTGTATTCTACAGAGGGCGGTTCGGCATAAGAGTAAACTGGAATCGCAGAAGAATCATTTTCAACAACCTGTGGATATAAATGCTCCTTGATCGTCAAGTATGCCGCAAGCTTGATACAGGTTCGGGCATCTGGGTTGCGTGTCCCTTGACACTCGGCTATTGCTTCCTGCAAATCTTTTTCCGTTATCAAGGGATCACCGCCTTACATCTGCTCGACTTTCGTAATGAACCGCTGAAACTCCTGTCGCGTGTGTTCATCGGGAGCTTCCTGCATCATCGACCGAAGCTGTTCAACCATGTCTTCGTTGGCTCTTGAATATCTGCCCATCGAATCACGGCGTGCGCCTCTGCCTCTGCCTCTTGCGTAGCTCCGATTACCACCGCGATTATTGCCTCTCTCATACGCATAGGAGCCATCATCGTACATATAGGCATTGCTGTACTCTTCATCACCATCAACGATATTACAGATATGATCAATCGCACTGGCAATGTACTTGATGGACTCTACATCTTCTTTACTGAATTTGCCATTCTCGGAGTAGTCCTCAAGTTCGCCCATCAGCTTTTCTTTTAACTCATAAAGTTTATGCATGACATCTCCTTTCTTACGCTGTTCTGCGGATACTCAGACTGCCGTCTACCACATTGATCAGCGGAGTCGGTACTGTGGCAGGATCATTGACCGATCCGTTCACGTATTCTACCGAAACTGTAAAACAACATCCTTTCGGAACATCGACTGTTGCACGGCTTGTTACGTTTCCGTACTCATCAACTGCCGCAGGCGTGTAAATGCTTCTGCTACCTTCTCTGCTTTCGCCTGATACCACGATTGCCGTAGCAATCGGAGTGATTGTACCGTTTTCAGGAATCGCGATGTTCCCAGTAAACTCAACCTCGTATCTCGCAAAACAACCCTGCGGATTATTCACGATACCGCGCAGAACAAAAATTCCAGTGCCACTCTGATGAAAAATATATCCTTTATTGCACGGAATAGAATTTATGAAGGGAATTGCTGTATTGAGTGCTACACTCTCTACCGTGTCCCGTGTTAAATATTCTGCCATACCGCACCTCCTCAGAAACTACCGCCACATCCACAGCCGCAACCGCTGTTCTGGTTGCAAGTAAAGATAGGAGTTCTGCCATACACAGGCGTAGACGGAACAGGGCAAGTATTCAGTCTGTTGTACAGAGCATCCACTTCATTCGCAAAGCCCTGCGAAATGAATGCATTCTGCGCAGTCTGGGACTCACGAAGAGCCGCCATGTTGAGCTGATTCTGCAGACCAACATTCTCGCGCTGAGCCTGTGCAAGCTGACCTTTGACACCATCCAGTTCCAGAGCGCAAAGCTTATCAAGAATAGCCTGCGTACCACGAGTCTGGGCGTCAATAATATCTCTAGTGTTCTGCATGGACTGTGTACGGTCCGCACAATTCTCGGTAGCCACCGTGTACTTAAGATCGGCAAGACCGAGCCTGTTTTCACAGCAACAATCCGCGAACTGGCTCTGAAGCCCGTTGAACCCCTGAGTCATAGCAGTCTGAGCCGCAAACGCCTGATTCATGTTTGCCATCTGCCGACCATTCGCCGCAATCTCAGCCTGCGCAAAGCCATTAGCTACTCCTGCATTTACTCCTGCAAAGCCGTTACAAAGCTGTGTGGAAATGTCGCCGATGCCGTCACGGATAGAATTGATATTTCCGTTCAGCATCTGATCTCTGAAGCCGCTGTTGGTAACCTCCGCCTGATTCATCCACGGATACAACATTGCTCCGTCTGCCGCAAGA